GAAGATTTTATCATCTAAACATGACGAAATACCAGTAAATACAAATCCGCATTTAACTGTAACAGTACAAATGATCATGCGCGGACCGATGTTATGATATTCTGTTTTTATGATATCATCCAACATTTCAGATTTTTCAACTTTAAGCACCATTATTTCTCTCCTTAACGGTTCGTTCAATAAAAGATAAGAATTTTTCAGAAATTAAATTTCCTATTTGTCTAGATTCAATATAAAGCGGTTTTTTCACATCCTTAAGATGGATATAATAATCGCCGTCAACAATTCGTATAGCAATAATAAGACTCATATCAATATGATGTGTCAACCCTATATCTGTTACAATGAACAGATGATTATTAATTGTTTTGACGTTCATATAATTCCAATCATTTGTAATTTTCTAAATTCCATTGAGAATTCTTCTTCAATTAAGTTGAAATTTGCTTCATATATCAAATTTGTAACTTCATCAGAACCCGAATACATTGGATCAACACCAATAATTCCATTTAATAATTCTGGAAATATGAATCCATTTCTTTTTATGATGACGCTATATGCGTACAAAATTCCATTCATAATCAAAATTCCATTCAATATGATAATTGTATTATAATACATTTTCCATATAAATAACCATATAGTTCAAAATATTTTTACGAAGGAATAATAAATAATGGCAACTTCATACTTAAGTCCAGGTGTCTATGACACCGAACAGGACAAAACGTTCTATGTAAAGAGCGAAAAATCAAATGCTGGCGCATATGCAATGCTTGCTCGCTGGGGTGCCGTTAATGTAGGCATTGAAGTGTCTGACGAAGAAGATTTAGTACATCGCTTTTTTGCACCTGATACAAACACAAACAAATACCATTTGGCAGCCGCTGACTATTTGTCTTATGTAAGTCCATTGGTTGTTGTTCGAGCAACTGGTGCTAATTCAAAAAATGCGGTACCAACTGAATATGCATCAACTAAGGAAAACACATCAGATGTTCGTATTCTAAATGAAATGGCATATGAAGCATTTAACGCACCTAAAGGTTTGACATTTTTTGGTAAATGGGTTGGTGAATTAGCAAACGGTCTTAAAGTATCTATCGCAAATAAAACAGCATTTACAAATTGGGAATATAAAGACTACTTCCAATTTGAGCCATATGAAGATTTGGTAGCTGTCGCAGTTGTTGATACATTAGGTACTATTTCTGGTATTAAAAATTATGTTCTTGAAACATATGAATTGGTATCATTCGTACCTGGTGCGAAAAAATATGACAATTCAACCGCATATATTAAAGACATTTTACAATACCAAAGTAAATATCTTTTTGCTGGTAATTTGGATGCAACAATTCTTAAAGCTGGTAAATATGAAACAACTTTAACAGCTGGTAAGGATGATTATGCAAATCCTGATTTTATCACTGCATTAAATGTATTGAAAGACGATGAAAACATCGACTTCATGCGTGTATTTACATCATTCTATACACAAGAAGCAATTATTGCTGCTAGCGATGTTTGTAAATTCCGCGAAGATGCTATTTGTTTCCGTTCACCTCCACTAGACGCCGTGTTTAATACTTTGACTCCAGAAGAAAATGTCGTTCGTTATTTCGATACTACATTGAATAACCAAAGTACTTATGCTTTCAATGACGATAACTGGAAACAAGTATTTGACAAATTTAATGGTGTTACTGTTTGGATTCCATGTTGTTCATCAACAGCTGGTTTGCACGGTCGTAGCATTGCAACATCTGAAGCATGGTATTCTCCTGCTGGTTTCAATCGTGGCCAATTGAATAACTATATCAAACTGGCATGGTCTGCTAATAAAACACAACGTGATAAATTGTACAAATCATGCATCAATTCAATTGTGTCATTTAAAGGTGAAGGTGTTGTTCTGTTTGGCGATAAAATGGCATGGAAACAACCAACAGCATTTGACCGTATTAACGTTCGCACTCTGTTTGTTATTTTACGTAAAGCGATTAGTCGTAGCAGCCGTCGATTCCTGTTCGAAAACAATACGTTCTTGACACGAAAACTGTTTGCGTCTGCAACAGAATTGTATTTGACTTCTATCAAAAACCAAGGTGGTCTATACGACTTCCGCATTCGTTGTGACGAAAGCAACAACACACCAGATGTGATTGACCGTAATGAATTTGTTGGTGATATTTTCTTGAAACCAGTCAAATCGATTAACTTTATCGTTCTACGCTTCACTGCTGTAAATACTGGTGCATCGTTTGAAGAATTCATTCAAAATGGTGACAGTACATCAACGATTAACCAATAAATAATAATGTTCAAACCGATAGGGTATCAATCCTATCGGTTTTTTGTTACAGAATAAATTACTATAGGAAAGAAAATGGAACAGCAACGATTTGATATAGATATGAATTTTGGTGTTAATCCATTGACCAAAGATTTAATTATCAAACGCGGTCGTAATGCTATTAAACAAAGTCTGAAGAATATTGTTTTGACTTCATTTTATGACCGCGGTTTTAATGTAGAATTTGGTGCAAACGTTTATAAGCAATTGTTTGAAGCAGATAGTCTATTGACAGCAAAGATCGTTCAAACTGATATCGTAAATGCAATTAAAAACTTTGAACCAGACGTAGAATTGGTTGGATTACCAGAAGTAGAAATTTCTAATAATACTCTTTTGGTAAACATTCGTTATGTTATATTCAATACGACCGATACACAACTGTTGACTGTTGAATTACACAGAGTTCGTTAAAATATGTCTATTAAAAAATCAACAAAAACTGAAAATGACAATCTATTAAAAAACGGCACAAACTTAGATATTCTTAAATCTATTGAGCGAGCATATCTAAAGGCTAATAATAATCCATCTGCAGCACAGCGTTATTCAGCTGATGCATTAGATTGGTATAGAAAATGGGTACCTAAGAATTATTCTAGTGCAAGGAAAAGTCAACTATTCATGGACAGAAGTCTATGGTCCAAGACAATCAAATTTGGTGTGCCATGCTTTTTTGATTATGATGCATTACATAAAGATACATTACCAGTTTGGGATGCATTTCCTTTGACCATATTTTTTGATACATATCGGTCTAAAGAAGGACATATCATTTTACTTGGGCTAAACCTTCACTATTTACCACCAAAATTGCGGATGATTGCCTTTCAAGCATTATTAAAAACACGTACGGAAAAACGTTATCGCAAACAGACCAAAATGGATTTTGATTGGACTGTTTTAAAGGGTCTTGCACAGCACAAATATTTCAAACATTGTGTCAAGGCATATAGAATAGATCATGTTCAAAGTGTATTTGTTCAAATACCGTCTACTGCATGGCAAATGGCATTATTCTTACCAGTAGCAAGATGGCAAAATGCGACAAGTAAAACTGCATGGAAAATGTAGTTTACATTTTGGATAATTGATATTATAATAAAGGAGAATATAGGTATGGAAAATAAATGTTGTCTGATGGAATGTATCAAACGTTTATGTCGTTCTGTTAAAGATAAAATTATTAGACTGAAAAATCGATTTAAAAGGTGAACTGTATGAAAAACAAAATCCAAACAATTATGGCAAAACATGATCCATGGCACGAAGATGATTTTGAGTCATATGAAGATATTGCCAGATGTGTATCGTTGATGACAGATAAGGCATTCATCGAAACTTATCTGTTAGAAGTTTATTCAGAAGAAAACGGACATTTTGATCAAGAGAATGTTCATGCAATGATAGAAGAAATTAAAAATGCTATTTAGTGAATATGTATTTTTAGAAGAAGCTAAAGAAGCTTCTGAAAATGAATTAGACGCAAAACGTCAATTTGATGAAAAATTTAAAACATTGAAAAAGGGTGATATGATTTTCAATCCACATTCGTGTCACCAATTTTTAGACCGTCATAAAAATATGAATCAACGACGATTGCAATATTTTGTCGACAAAGTCCACGAACTTGATTTGAAGACTGCTCAATATTATTTGGTATTTTCAAAATCACTTGACTTCGGAATGATTTTGAACAAAAATGTATCAGGTAAAATATTTGTGGTTACAGTTCTTCCAAAAGGTAAGAAATTCCCTAAACCTGATACAGAATTGGTCTTGGTCGAAAATAAAAATGTACAAATCATCATAATTGATGAAAATTTTGAATAATTTTATAACTTATTGATTTTATTTGATATTTTAAATTGACTAAAGTTGTATAAGTTATTGATTTTATTTGATATTTTAAAAATAGGTTGGAATTCCAATACAGATATATTGGAATTCCAACCTATTTTATTAATGTATTGATTTTAAATGATTTTTTATTTTTTCAATAATTTTGTATGTTAGACCGTATGTTTCGCTAAAATCTGCATATGAAATGATTGTGTCATCACGCACACTTTGTGGAACTGACGTATCGTCTAGATAAACTATATAGCTATTTGAATTCAATAATTGATGTTTGTTGATATAATCAAGTGCTCCTTTATATCGTATTGTACCATCACCAACGGTCGAATCAATTTCACCAATAACTTCAACATCTAAAAATTCGCTAAATTCTTTGTAATAATCTTTTGAGTCTTTTGTTAGACCTTTCTTTTTCATTGCTCTATTATATGACGAAGTCCATGACGATATTAGAATAACTTTGATTTTACCAATATCTTCTAAACATTTTAAATAATTCAAATTCATTTCATCAATATAATTTCCAAAATCATTTGGACTAGACCATTGTGCAAATCTGATTTTTGGGCATTTTAAAATATCGTTATGTTTTTCAATGCGTAAATGTGTACTTCTACTATTTAGAACACCGTCTATATCCAAAAATACATAAACGTTTTTCATTCTTATATTTCCAAATCGACATTAAATAGATATAATAACATAGATTTTTATTAAAGGAAACTAAAAATGGCATATCATCCAGCCGACAGAAACAAAATTTATGGAACACCAGCAGAAAAACTTTTAAAAATGTACCGCGATGGATTGATCAAAAAAGGTGGAATGAATTTTGATGAAGCATCAGAACGAATGATTGAAATGCGCCGTTCTGCAAATAATTATGATGAACTTTTTATTAGACTGATTGGATATTTGTAATATGTCTTATGGAATAATCACAAACGATATAAATGTTGCTGATTCGAACTTTAGAAGAGGTACTGTGCATTTCTTTAATGCAATAACTGATTCTGGTCAATGGGGGAATGTTACGTTTGAAGGATGTTATCCATCATTACCAGTGTTAGCTGATGATGAATATGCAATTGTGACAGCGATGCCGTTTCAATATTATGGTCCACAAATAATGTGGTCAAATTCGTTCATGATGGGTGTAGATGTATTTAAAGACAATGTTACCAAACAAGTAACATTGTCTTTAAGTGGTGCACGTGGGCCAAACACATCTGATAATAAAAATGCAGGACATAGAATACTTTTGCCAGCATTGAATACTGGACAGAGTGGTGGCTCCTTTTCGCAATTTCTCAAAGGTTCTGGTATAATTGAAAACGGTATAGAAAAACCAATATCACACCCCAATAAAGGTTATGGTTTAGGATACGTTTTCGTTAGAGGATATATTATATGTATGGTATACAAACAAATGGTTTAAACATAACCAACAGTAATTTTTTTACATTTAGTCGTGTTCATGAGTTTAACGTTCCTTTAAGTAGAATAGATTCTTGGGCTATTGATAAAATTTCTCCTGAAGTAAAGTCTAATATGGAAAAATTCTCAAACAATCCATATAAAAACGGATTTGTTGATATGTCGTTTTATGAAGACCCAAGTTATGCTGAAATGCGCAACAAAAAGGATTTTCATATAGTCAATGTCACCAATAATATACCATTTAGAATGTTTGCCATTCAAACAATGATTCCAAATAATTTTGAACAGCAAACTCTTGATTGGTTAGTACCTTCAACACTTTATCCGTTTTTTCGTGTTGAAACAAGAAAAGCTCGATTGATGTATCTTAATATGCAAGAAGTACATCATCATCATTTTAAGATATATGAATATGCAACGAGTTTTAACGATGTCGCCAGATTTGGTGAATACGGATTTCAAACATGGGATGAAAAATCAAAACAAACATTTTTGATGACAAACATTGACAACTTTCAAGTTTGTCATCAAATAAAAATTTCGCCAAGCCTCGAAGCAATTAAAAGCGGTATTGTGTTTGCACAATACGAACATTATAATAAACATAACAATAAAGTACCGATGGTTGACAAAAATTTTAAACCATTTTCTGGTTGGTTGCCCGATATTAACAATTTGCATGATTCTCCATCAGCTATGGCAAAGATACCATATTACATGTACGTTGATGCTCCAACAACTGCTCATATCGAAACATTGAAAAAACATGGTAGATACCATTACTATTCTTAACAGGTTTTAACACATCCTGCTATTTACAACACAAATCTGTAATGATATTATGGTTACATATTAAATCAAACACTGAAAGGTTTATATCATGAAAAAAGTTATTTTTGCAATCATCGCCGCTATTTCTCTGTCTGCAAATGCTGCCAATTTGTCAACTCAAAGTATGACAGAACAATGTGAAGTGTTATACAAAAAACATATTAAACCGATTCGCCATTTGGTTCATAAAACTGCTGATGAATTTGATACGTTGCATTATTTCAAAAATAGAAATTTGAAACTTGTCGAAGAAAATGAAACTTCATGTTCTTATCGATACAGCTTTTTGCCAATTGAGCCAACCGCATACAATTTTTCACAACCAATCGAAATTGAGTTCACTATTGAAAAATAAAACTTCATTTGACAAAAAAGTCTACCTTAATTGGTAGACTTTTCTTTTTAACGATTTGTTGAACTTTGACCTTTTGTTGCATTCATCTCAATATCAGAATATTCAAATGTGACACTAAATTGTTCGATTTGATTGTTTGCATCTTGACTTAGTTCTATGGGTGCAACTACAGACGGCCATGCAAGCATTAAACGGAATTCTTTGATGCGGTTTCCGTATGAATCCAATTGATATACGAAAGCATCTGACATATAGTCGTCTGGAACATGACTACCGGTATTTGCATTGTATGCATTGATTGTATTTGACCATTTTTCTAATGCTTCACGAATACCAAAGTCTGTATCATTGACAAATGTACAATCCCAACTTTCGAATGTACGGTCGCCTGCCAATTTTAGGAATCGACCACGAAACGGTTGTTCAATTGTACCTAAAGTACTGCCAGGAATCTGAGAAGAACTTACCAAAAAGCGAGTATTGTTAATAACGTCTGATGATGCATGAGGTACATTAAGAATTACTTCAAAACGATTTCCGCGCGCACCGCCACCTTTTAGCGCTGCTTTAAACTGATGTACTGATGACATTTTAATTTTTACCTTTTATATAGTTTCGAAACATATAATTTATTTATTCTTTTGGATTACGAAAATTTCAATCAATTGGTTGTGGTGTAAACGAATGTAAATATGATTTACTTCTAATAGTTAGTCTATATATAATTCAACCATACCAAATTGAAAAACAAACTGAAAGGTTACACTGAAATGAAATTGAAAGAATTTGAAGTTGGTATGAATGTTTATGACAAACACGACAACATTTATGAAGTTGTCAAAATATCAGAATATGCTAATTATGATGTTCAACCAGTTAAATTACGTTTTATTAAACATGGTGAAAATGAAGTAGATCCATTTTGGTTTGATCCTAATTATGTTCGTAAAGATCATTCTAATAGCGATTGGTGGGTATGCTCACAATATTTAGAACATCTGCATAAATCGCATTTCAATCAATCATACGTAGAAAAATGTGTCAATGATATACTTGATCGTATTGATGATTTAGAAAGATATAATGGTGGCAACAATGCTTACCTAGCAAAAGTCGAAGTTGCAAAATTCAAAAAAGAAGTTTTAGAATTTTTGAAATTGCAGAATTCATAAAATAGAAAGGTAAAAACTGAAATGAATATCTCCCATATTGAACTTTCTCGTCGCGCATTCGACAGTGTACACATCAACACATTATGCAAAATTGCACTAACAGAAAAATTTAAAAATCGTGCATTAGTATTGATGAAGTCATATTGGCGACTTGAAGAAAAACAACCAAAAACAGAAAAACAAATTCAGTCATTACAAAACGGTTATTCTAAATTAGACGAACGTTTGAAAAAATTGATTGATGATTATCAAAAATAGACAAAGAGAGACATATGGCTCTCTTTTCTCATTCGTTGCCGGCTCGACGAGTTTTGTTATTCGGATTACCAGCAATATTCACAAAGACTGGAATGTTCTTCTGTTGTTTAATGATATCTCTTAATAGATTCTCACATTTCAACAATTCACTTTGACTACCGTTTACTGCTAGACATCCGGCGCTACCATTACCAATAGTCGCACCACCGTCTGGATGAATACGCAAATCACCACGTCTAACACCTGCTTTATTCACCGGATCCAGATTGAACGAAAATCCGACATTACCAATAGTCATAGCCTTATTATAGTCACCATTACCAGGTCGTCTGTTTCTGTAATGGTTACATAAGAAATTACCATTCCATATAGAAAAGATGCCATTTCCTGCGGAGCTACCAGACCGAAACGGAATTGTGAATATTGGTTTTTCTTCCTCTAGAACGGACATAATACCAAATGCACCACGATTGCCTTGCATTCTACCAGTTGCTGTAATAGAATATTTTTTGTCGGTTGCAATTTGTTCTTCGTTCTCGATATTTTCATTTGCACCTTCTTCAAGTAATGCTTGATTCGGTGCATCATTATATGTTCTAGAACGATCTTCAACTTCTATAGGTTTACCGTTAATACCATCACGAATCAATTTCAGACGAGTATTATATGCATTTCTTGTTAGAATATGTTTGATTTCAGATACCAAATAATTTCCGCTATATCTGTCTACAGAATCAGATTCGCCCATCTGAGTCGACCATCTTGGAATATTTGCTTTTACAATATCACCTACCTTCAATTCAGAATTACCAAATGTAGCAATGTTCACAGCAATATTATTGCATCTATTCAAAATGGTTTCATTTTTTACAACATTTTCTTCATCACCAAATAATTGAGTCTGTGGTAAAACAACGATCAAACCTTCGTTGTCTAATGTAACATAATTGGACAAATATTGATTTTCAGAAAGAACATTGTCGTTGAACTTTCCAGAATCAGTGGTGATCTTAGAATTTACTTTGTCTCGTAACGAAACGAAATTATATGTTGTACCAAGGCTACCGTCAATAATACTTTCAAGATGTGTTTTATTTTTTTCAAAAACCAAATCTTGATATCTGTTAAATGACTCTTCAAATCCAGATTCGACCGAATCAGTATATGCACCACGTTGAGCAATGAAATATTCCATCACCGGTTCTGCTTTGAATAATTCTTCTAATGGTACAAATCGGAATTCTTTCGAATTTTCATAGAACACATAACCAAATAATGAATCTTTACTACCAGCAAATCGTGAACATAATTGGTATGCTTCTATAGTATCGTGGCCAGTAAAAAGAACATATCTGTTTCTATCGGTCTCAGAAATTTTCAATGGCTTTTTGATTTCACTATCGACCATTTCGTATGTTTTGTCAAATAGAGTTTTTACAATATTCGACAAAGTCGTATTCTTATATGCATTCCAATGTTTCAATCGTTTTGCATATAGAAACGGATGAGAAGCAAATTGTAATGTATACAATGACGTATGCTCTGATGCTCGATATGGTTCACTAACACTATAAACCAAACCTTCGAATATGATCTTATTTTCAATACCAGTTGTCGAATATTCGATATTGATCTTCTCACCCTGGCCCAATGTAGCAAAGTCCAATAAGTTCAAATGGTCCGACAGTGTAATATTGCCCGACATATATGGACTATGAATGCTTTCGTAAAGAACGATATCTTGGACAATATTGGACAAATCGAGCTCTGTCTTTTTATCATTTTTACCAATGGTGATAGTACATCTATACAGATTATAGTCACCATTGTTTTTGTATAGATTGTTTTCCATATATTATTCTTTTTCTGTGATATCTAACTTTTTAATCAGTTCACAACAAAATTCTTTAAAATTGTCTTCATCAATATCTCTTTGATATATTGCTTCTTCATCCAAAGGAATTCCGTGTCGTGTTAATAATTCAATTAGATCATTAGCAGACAATATGAGTTTTGTATCTGGTGTCATTATTAGATTTCCTTTTTTTGCTATAAATTTCCATATACAAAAATTTATTTTAGAAGAAAAAGTTATATGATTTCTCCTACTAATTTACGATTTTGGTTTGGTATTATTGAAGGTGTAAATGATCCTTTGCAAAACGGTCGATATCAAGTCCGTGTATTTGGTCATAATATTCAAGATGCAGGTATTTTACCTACAGAAGATTTACCCTGGTTTCCTATTCTGTCACAGGGTGCTGCATCTCAAGGGATGGGTTTTTCTCCGACATTCTATCAAGTCGGTACACATGTTCTTGGTGCATATCTAGACGAAGACCAACAAAACGGTATTATATTTGGTAGCTTCCATAGTCTGAACGGTCTGAATGATGTAGCAGGCATTGCACGTGGTGAAGATATTGCTGGTGTCTATTCTAATTGTGGAAACGAACAAGGACCAGACAGTGCAAATCCTGATTCTGATAATAAAGACAATGATTCATCATCAGAGTCACCCCAGAATACATCCGATTCTACAGATAAGTATACAATACCACCGAAGTCACGACAACATCTAGAAGAGTATCTGACGAACTCAAATGTACGTGCATTTTTACGTCTAATCAAACAAACCGAAGGTACATATTTACATGGCGGTAATTCATACGATGGTGCATATTCTGTTTTAGTCGGTGGCAATAGGTTTTCTGATTTTTCGAAACACCCTAACAGAAAGATACGTTTGTCTAGTACATTGACATCGTCTGCTGCCGGTGCATATCAATATATGGGATACACTTGGAACGGTGATAGTAAAGGACCAGGAATCTCGAATCATAGAAAGAAATTTGGTATCAACGACTTTTCGCCAAGAAGTCAAGATCTTGCATGTATGATTACTTTATCGCTTGTTCGAAAAGCAATCAAACTGATTATTGATGGTAAATTCAAAGAAGCCATTATTATATGTTCTTATGAATGGGCATCTTTTCCACCGTTTAGATATGGTGGGCAGGGCCATCAATGGTCGATGAAACGTTGTCTGGATTTTCTGAAAAGTCAGGGTGCAAATATTCCACAGACCGATTATGATTCTATTAAGGGTGATGGTAGTCAAAATAGTAATATTGTCTATAATGAAGATGGAACAGTCAATCAGAAAGCAACTGCTGAAGCCATGGCAAATAATTGTGGTATTGACGGTGTACCATTTCCTCAGACATCTGGGAATGCTCAATATCCATATAATAGAACATTCACATCGGCTTCTGGTCATATGTGGGAATTTGATGATACACCAGGAAATGAAAGGGTAAACATCTATCATAAGAGTGGTAGCTTTATGATGATGGATCATAACGGCAATGTTTTTCATAAAGCCAAAAATGATGACTATACATTTATTGGTGGTGAAAAGAATGAGATCGTTACTGATTCTAGAAACATCAAAGTCATGGGCAATTGCAATTTAAATATTGATGGTATCTGGAACGTAAAAGCAGCCGCTGCTAATTTTGATATTCCTGTCATCAGACAAGCTGGTGAATATTATTGTAATGAACAATATGTTCTTGGTACTAAATGGACAACTCATATTCATACGAATGTTGTAATGGGTAGTGATTTGTCTAGCATTCCTGTTATTGCTGGCGTATCGGTTGATTCGATGAGAGTCGAGGATGCTACATTTGGTGAAGTACCATTAACTAAAGAGCAAACCAATAGAATGGTTGCCGATGGCTTGATGACAAAAGAAGATGCCGAAGCATATCACAAAAAACCAGAAAGCCCTGACGAAAAAAGAGTTAAAATAATTATTCCTATAGAAAGACTTGTAAGAGATGTAAAAGCTTTTGAGTAAACTACGTCATCTATTATGTATCTAAAATAAAGGGAACTTATAATACCGAAAAAAGTCAATAAAAAAGATGCTATTATAACTTGAATTATTTCGTGGATATAGGGTTTTAAAAGCGGAGCAAAGCGTTCAAAAAATCCTTTGGTATTATCTTGTATTTTAAACTCGGCTGAGGGACTAAGAAAAACAGTATACCCCGTCCATGTTTTTGCAAACTCTTCAATATCAATTTTTTTCTTTTCCCCTGCTGGATCGTATATTGTAAGCTTTTTGTTTTTTATTTTTTTTACAACAACAAAATGAAAAAATTCTCTTTTTTCTTCACATTTTTTTATATGTACAATAAAGGGAAGGGGCAGGTCTTGAGTTAGGGCTTCCTTATCGCCTTTTAAAACTTGCACCGAAAAGCCCATAGCTTCGCCAGCTTTTACAAGACCCGCAAGATTTGTACCGTGCGTATCGGTTTCGGCAATTTCACGGATCGATGTTACAGAGTATTTTGCTTTGTAATGGGATGCAACCATAGCAAGACAAGCCGCCCCGCAATCCGTCCCGTCAAATTGTCTAATAAGTTTCATACCTATTTTTTTTCTTTTCGATTTAGAATAACTTTTTTATTTTCCCTTATAACGGTAAGAGAATCAAAATCTAAACTTTCAATTCCCGATAAAAAAACGTCATAGCCCTTTTCATAGCCCAGTTTTTCAATACAGTCTTTAAAAGGCACTCCATTGATTTCAATAATTTTATCACTGTCTTTAATATCTGTTATATTTATAAGAGGATTTTCATTATTTTTCCATTTTAACCATAGAGCATTTAATTTACGGTACAAAACAACTTCTTCAATTTTATATTCTTTAAAATCGGAAGTAAAATTATCGGGTTTAAAAATATATACCGAACTGTTGTAATAATCAAAAATCCAATTTAACTTGGATATAAATATCATACCTGCTACTATATCCTCTGCAGCAAATATAAATTTTTTAGAGAATTTATATGTCTGATACACAATATCACCAATAGTAATATTATTTAATTTTATCCCTTTTTGAGACAGGCATAATTTACCATTAATTTTCATAGGGGAAACAATAGTGTTATACTGCGTTTCAATGTTTTTTAAAACAACCGAATCGGTAAAAGTTATTTTATTATCGATATCCAAAAAAACACCTGCTGCAACCGAATCTACGAGTAACTTATATTTTTTATTTTCAACTTCTACAGGCATCAAACTTTTTTTATCTATCTTTACTTTTTCATATCTTGAGTATTCCTTATCATCGAAAATCTGCCGAGGAATAAGATACCCTTTCCCTTTTGAATAATCTAATTTTAAAATACATTTTTGTAAAATATCAGTACCGATTATTCCGTGAATATTTTTTAGCATAAAATCATCAAGTTCACCAATAACAAATTGTAACTTTCCGAAATTAAAACTTCCTATTTTTAATACATCCTTTGATTTCCATCTGCCGCCAAGGCTAATACCGTTTCCTGAAAATGTCTTAATAATTGTAGGAAATAAAAACCTCTTACCGATTTTATTTGCAAATTCTTCTGAGATGACCGAAGAATCACATCCTGTATCTATCATTAAGTTACAAGACACATTACCAAGTTTTGCCGGAAGAACTATCCTAGCTTCAGAACGTACTTCAAATTCAAATATTTTTTCTTGATTATTAATATTCTTTTCAGTAAGTCCTTTACATGAAAATAGAATCAAACAAAGTAAAAAAATAAAAATCTCCGGCAAAGCTTTAACATTTTATTCTATCCTCAACCATTACCATCTCTGTTTCAGTTACAGGCTGAAACCCATTGTTCAA